GAGAGCCGCCGCTGTAATAGTTCTATTTCCTGCGGTTAATGCTGCGGCTTCAGTATTAGTAGCATACCGTGTTAAGCCAAGAACTGCTGTAGTTGCTTCAGGACGGGTAACTGTGGATTTTAATGTAGCAGGAGTTACCGCAGCATTACCAATAGTTCCAGCATCAACTTCAGCCTGTGTTGCTGTGCGAATTACACCGGCTACTGTAGGAGATGCTACAGGTAATCCGGTATCAGTTCTTGCCCAGCTGCCAATCAACGCTAACGCTGATTGGACGTCTTTTGTAGCAACTGGCCATTGCGTATTTGCTGGGTCAAATATCGTATACTTGGCCAAATCACTGTAGTGATTATAGTTATTCTGGGCCATTATCCCATCCTTCTAAAATAGTGGAAAGTAAATGTGTTTGCACCGAAGGTTTTAGTTTCGTTACCAATAGCGTCCCATTGTCCATAACCCGCTTTAGCAGGTGAAGTAATAGTAAATTCAACGGTTAAACCATACTTTTTATATGTTTCAAAATTATGGTTCTGATAATCTAAATGAATAATATCAACATACTGGGGTGTTGCCGGCGATTGAGTAACCTGTTGAACAACCTTTCCAACAGCTTCTAATTCTTTTACTTTATCATACCAACGTGTTGCTACTGCTGCAAAGTCATCACCGTTTGCAATTCTAATTGGTAAGCCAAGAATATGAATTATTACTGGGTCACCGACAGAGCCGTCTTCTTTTGGCTCTAACGCAACGACACCTGAAAAAGTAGCACGCGTAATTTGCTGTGCGGGCTGTGGAGATATTCCAGTGTCATTACAAATAATAGTTCCAATTTCTGCTGACTGTAATGACATTAAATCATTAATAGCAGCTTCTGTGTTTGGATACCAAACACC